ATTCATATTAGGCTCCTTCCTTCACGTATTTTGCGTATTCCTCTAGTGGCACCCCTAATTTCTTAGCGATAACTACCTGTGATTTGGTGAGTTTCACAGACTTGCGTCCTCCAGATCTTCTACTAACTGAACCTACGTTTTGGACGGGTTGCTTCGTAGGTATTTCTTCCGTAGAACTCTGAGCAAACTTTTGAGGGAAATACTCCTTCATACGTTTGTTTATTTGATTATAGTATTCATCACTCTCTGCGTCAATTCCCTGCTGTATTAGATCCTCATGGATACCCATAGCAGCTGAGGTCATTACTCTATCAGAGCCAAACCATTCATTATCTTCAGCCCAACTTTGAGCCCTTTGTGATATTTGAGGTTGTGGTTGTGACGGTGTTTCGTCAGTTTTCTTTTCAGCAGCTTCTTTAGCTTTCACTTCTTTTTCAGCCTGTGCTAAAGCAACTTTTTCTTTTTCTACTGAAAGCTTTGCTAAAACATCTTGAGCATCAGCTATGGCATTCACATCGTTTGCTTCTAACGCAGTTTTAAGAGCATTTTTTGCTTTTTCTCTTTCTGCATCAACACGTGAACCGTATTCCTTAAGATAATTTGTATCAGTTTCATCAAACTTTTTAGAAATTGATTCGTACTTATCTTTTAAGCCTTTTGCATACTCAGTAGCTGCTTTCTCTCTTCTTTCAGCTTCTCTTACTTGAAAAGTTAACTTAGAAATTCTTTTTTTAACTTTTTCAGAATACTCTTCTAAACCTTCTTCATCCGATTGAGTTTTTTTCTCTTGTTTTTCCTCAATCTGAACTTCTTCTTTAGATTCTTCTTTAGATTCTTTTAAAAGTTCTTTCGCAGTTTTACCACCAGTTACATCTGTATATCCTAAATCAACATCTTGCTTTTTTTCAAATGCTTCATTAGAAACTTCTGGTGCATCTACGTTTACTGTTTCTTCGTTAACGCCATCAGTATCTATTTCTACTTCTGGACTTTTATTTTCTTCTGCCATTTATTCCTCCTTAATAATGGTGCAAAATATCTGCTGGATTAGAAATAGTTGAAATAACTTCATCGTCATTCAATACTCTAACTTCACCACCATCTATTTTGAATCTTGAACCAGCGTATCTACTAAAAATTATCCACTCATTTAGTTTACACCATGGTCCTTTTGGAAATTTATCTTTATCATGATAACAAAGATCTCCCATTTTTAGCACAAGACCACAAACTGTAGTCATTTGTATTGTTTCTTGTGTTGTATCAGATAAATAAATTCCACCCTTAGTTTTTTTAGGGCCAGCATAAGGCAGCACTAAAAGTCTATAACCAGTGGGACTTGGTAATTTATCTAATGTTGATTGTTCGATCGCTTTTGGATCTAGAACTGTTTTCACTTCTTCTTCGTTTTTATACGCGTTCAAAAGTGCTTCAGTCCTCTTCGGTACTTCCGTGGACTTCATCTTCATACTCCGTTGTTGACAGCAGGTCTTTAAGATCCTGTTGCAGATCCTCTAATGATCTGATTTGGCCTCTAGCATATTGCAGTTTTTCCATAGTGTCAACTCCGTAGAAAGCTTGATCTTTTAATTGATCAATTCTTTTTTTTAACTTTCTTTGTATTAATGAAATTGTATCTATATCCATTATATTTTTTCTAAACAAACTTTATGATTGCCTTTTTCATAAATTTTAAAATCCCAATAAGAAATAGCTGCTCTTATAACTTCAAAATTACATAAATTATAATCATCAATAATTATTCGTGTTCCTTTTCTAGATCTTTCTGCAAACCATAGGGCCTCTCTTAAAATATCTTTTGTTGTGTGTGGTCCATCTAGAAACACTAAATCATATATAGTTTTACTTAAATTAAATATATCCATATATTCAATATCAGTCATATTATAAAATTTATAATGTGGATTACCTGCAAAATCTTTAATCATTTGATCTCTCATTTGATTAGAGTATTTAGGTGCTTCAGAACTCCACTTACCATCTCTTTTCCACTGAGGATGATTATCAAAGTGTTCATATTCTAAATCTCCATAAGGATCTATTGCATAATGTTGATATTCTATTTTACCTAGTCTAGGAACTAAACTCATCATTATTATTTGTGAACCTAAACCCTCACGCACACCAACTTCACAAGTTGTAACTAATTTTGGCTTTTCAAAAAAAGGTAATGTCTCGCACCATTTTTTTAATAATTCATATTCGGAGCTATCCCCACGGATCATGAGGGGTTTTTATATTAATAAGTATTTATATGCAATTAAAAAACACCTTGAAATTTTGTGCCTTTTATAGCGGCTCCTGCACCTCTGCACATACCACCATCTCTAAATTTAGGCACAGGTCTTCCTTTAGCAGAATCTCCATAAGCACTAGTGGTAGTGTCAATAGTCATAGATCTTGTGGGTTGTTGTTTATTTCTTGTTTGAGGCAAACGCTCATATTTCTTTTTAGGTTTTTTCTTTGAATAAATATCTTTAATAATTTTATCAGCTTCTGACTTTAATTTTTTAATTTGTTTTCGTTTAGCAAACTTTTTTTTACTTTCTTCACTTTGCGCGTAAAAATTTTCACTCATTATAATTTACCTTGTGCTTTCAATTTCTTTATATCACCTTTAGTAAGACCTGTTAAGTCTACCTTTGGCTTTTCAGGCACACCAATTTTTACTGCTGGTTTTGGTGTAAACCACTTTTTTATCCATTTCCATATCCACATTTTATGTCCTCACGTTTGTTGGTTTAGGGCCAGTATTACTAGCCGCTCTTTTTCTGGAGACAGCAGAAGCCCTTTGCGACTTTGTCATCGCTGTGGCTTTTGCAAGTGGCACGCATTTCGGATACTTCCTTTTTGAACCACTGGCAGATTTTCTTCCACACTCCTGAAACTTGCCACCTTTTTTCCTCGCTCCAATGTCTACCCATTTTTCTTTGAACCATTTAGTTAGTCCACCTTCTTTCATTTTTTTTGAACCTGCTGGAACACAGTTGGGAACCATTTTGCTTCCCTTCTTTTTCATGCCCGCTTGAACATAACCTTCCCAACAAGTGCCTCTCTTGTACATTAGAAAACACCTTTAAAATTTGTTCCTCTAATTGCAGCACCTCCACCTCTTGATAGTTTAAGTGATTTTAAAGTTTTAGCTTGACCCGCATGAGTTCTAGATGCTTTCTCTAATCCTTTTGCAACTTTCATGATTGCACCTTTGTTTGCTTTTTTTGGTTTACCAACAGCAATCATAATCATCATTTTACCTTTTTTAGCTTTCATCAATCCTGACTTCTGTAATCTACCCATGCCTGATTGTGAACCGGCAGAAACAGCCATACCAACTTTAGCACCTGTTGGTTTTGGTCCTCTAAAATCTTTTCTCTTTACTCCTGATGGATCTTTAATTTTACCAGCACAAATTTTGCTAGCGTATGCGTTAGCATATGCACTGGGGTAAACTTTAAATTTACGCTTTGCTGCAGCTTTTCCTCTTGGGCATAGTTTTGTCATATCTGTTGCATCCTTTTATCTGTAGATAATATATTTTTTTCTGCTTTAGGTCTAGCCAGTGAGTCTTTACTTCTTTTACGAAGTTGTGCTATTGCAGAATCTTTCATTCTTTTTTCTTTAAATTGTTTTTGTAAATCTCTTATTAAGTTCATTTTTTACCCTTAAATATTTGAGTTCCCTTTATACCATAAATGCTCGCCACGACAAGGATCCAGAGATTTGTGAACCATGACGGGAGCGACTGGAAATGCTCGAAGAAAATTTTTATCTTGTCCATTGCTTGCGCGTCATCCGAAAAGACTCCATAAGCTAAAACCAAAATTGGGAGTGTCAATATAATTAAAACCGCCTCGTCTTTATAATCTGATTGACGAGCTTCTAGTAATTTTCCTTGGTAAGCTTCCTCACCTCGTGCTTGACGCTCTGCATGTAGCAATTGTGCATCAGACATCGCTACTTTTGCTTTTTGTTTGTTAGCGTATATCTTACTGCCCGCAGATACTGCTAATTTAATTGCTTGAAACCACATTTGCGTATTTCTCCTGTCTTCGTAAACACATATATTCTATCATCATCTCAACACATTCGTAAGCCCTACCACCTGAGAGCTTCCATTTGTATGTTTGTGTCCAATGAGATTTTCTAAGTCTTGGTTTTACTACGTTTCCACCGAAAAAATCTGCAAATTTTTGCACTGAATCTTTATCACACATTTCAACAGAACATTGAAATGATTTTCTGCCATTACCTTTGCCCCAAACACCAAAACTTCCCTCACCATCAAACAATCCAGCTAAAAAAAGAAGTTTATTTGTTTCGTTTAGATTTTCGTAAGACTCTTTTGGCATCCTTCACTGTAATTCCTTGTGGATTAGGTCCTTTCTTGGGTGGTGGCCCAGATTTAACTCCTCCACTTAGTCCTTTTTCGTTATTTCTTCTCAAGTTTTCTCTCCGCAATCTCCAATCTATCATCTGATTGTTGATCTTGTTGTGCAAGTCTATCATATTCAAATTCTAGACGTTGTGCATTTCTTTGGTTTTCTTGATCTGCCTTAAATTTTGTCTCTTCTGCTTTTCTTTGAAGATCCATAGCTCTTAAATCTATTTCTTGTTGTTTGATTCTTACAAGTGGATCTTGTTTAGCAGCATTTGCTTGCATTTCTGTTTGTGCAAGCTCTTGTGTAATTCTTGCAGCAGCTTTTGCAACCTCTGCTTCAAACATAATACTAAATTGTTCAGGATCTGACTGTGCTAACTGTTGCATTTGTGGATTTTCCATCATTACAGCTCTAACTTCTGCTTTTGCTTTAAACGAAACGTGATCAGATATGTGCGATTGCATTAAAGCATAAACTTGTGGATTGATTTGTACCATACGTGTCGCCATAAATGCCATGTGAGCAGCAATGTGTGCATCATGATCTTGAAATTCAAACGCTGTTAACAACTTCATCTGTAAAGCACGTGCATTTTCTTTTGCAGGATCTTGTGGTTCAGGTTGTTTTGGTGGTGGTTTCAGTAAAGCTTCAATTTGTTTAGTGCCTAACGCCTCATAAACACGTCTGTATGCTTCATGAATGTTGTGAATTGCAGGATTTGACTGTGCAATTTGTAATTGTGACTGTGCTAAGGTCACTCTTTGAGCCATACTCATGATATTTGGGTCTGCAACAGGTAAAATATCTACTCTGTTGTCAAAATCTAACTGTTTTATTTCTCTTGGGCCACCATAAACATCATATGGATACACTGGTGGTAAAGATTCACCACAAATTCTTGCTAAAATTTTAAATTCAAGTCTCATTGCATAGTAACAACGCTTATGAACACCACTCATGACACGTGAACCACGTTCCATCATCGCCATTGTTGTGCCAACAGCTCTGTTTTGAAGATCATTACCAATGTTTGAGTCTGTGATGGCCGCAAATTTTTGTCCTGCTTGTACTACAAAACCCATCAAGTTGTATAAAGTTGGTGATGGTTCTGTAAATGGTAAATTAAAAAACTGATCTCTGATGTTTCCGCCAGGTGCATCTACATCTCTAAACTCTCCAGGTTGTATTGGTTGGTCATCATCTCTAACTCTCATACCTCTAGACTTAAATCCAGCAGGTAAATTTTTTAAAGTTCCTGCATCAATCAATTGTCTTAGTGATTGTGTAGCTGCTTGAGACAAACCACCAATCATATGAGTCAAACCAAAACCATAGAAACCTAAACCAGGTAAAAATTTGTAATGAACAAAATATTCTATTCTTTGATATGATGGATCATCAGGTTGATAGTTTCTATAAATAGATAAAATTTCTCCTGATCCTTCATCAATAGTTACGATGTAAGGTATTTTAATTTTTTTTGCTTTGTCATCAAAATCCTCAAAATCATCTAAGTTTAGATCGACATGCATTTCTAAAATTGTATGTAAGTAATCAGATCCTGTACCTTTGACACCTTCAAGTTCATTTAATTTTTTTTGTACTTGATCAGGTTCGCTGTTTGAATCAATTAAATCTATATCTCTGTAAGAACCTGCAGCCATTTTTTTCGTGACTTCATTAGCTGTCATTTTAATTACATGAGTTATTCTTTCACAATCTTTTAAATCTGAGGCATAGTATGGAACAACTAAATCCTCAGCTGGAATAAATTTAGATACAGGTCTATCTAACATTGCATCGTAGTAAATTTTCTTAAATGTAGATCCTGACAGTGGTAAGTAAAATAGCATTTGATCCATGTCAGTTGTGTAGTCTTCCATCTCCTCCATCAACAAATAATTCATATACTCTTTGACTCTATCTGCCTGGGCTTCGGTGGCCGGTGTTACTGCACCTACAACTTGGGTTCTGACTGGACCATCACTTGGAACTAATTCTTTATAAGCTTGTGCTTGGAATTGCGTAACAGATTCAGCTAACAACGGATGAGTGACACCAGATGCGCCTTTGAATGGTTTTGTAACTTCTTGATACTTAGTTCCTAATAGATCTAAACCTTTGATGTAAGCATCTTCCCATTCTTTTCTAGAAGTCTTATCTTTTTTATATTCTTGGATAAGCTCCATACCCATGTCTTTAAGGGTACGTTCATCCATACCTTCAGCAAGATTTGCGTTAAATTCATCTTGAGGTCTTTCCTCAACCATCTCTTCTTCACCTTCAACTGTTACGTCTACAGGTAAACCTTCAGGTTGTTCTTGAATTTCTTCTTCTTTGATCTCTTCTGTTACTTTTTCGATTGCCATAATTAATTGTACCTTATTGGTTTAAACATATCTACTACAAGTCCACCAAGTTTCTTGTAGGTTTTTTGTGTACCTCTCATAAGTGGAGTCACTTTAATAGCAAATGCATCAAAATACAAGGCAGGATTAGAAGGTTCAATAAATGTATAACCAGCACCTGCTTTTCCAGGATCACTAACCATTATAGCATCATCATGGTATGTACTTTTTATTTTTTTACCCGCTAATTTATGTCTTTCAGGATATGTAAAATTATTTGTTCCTATTTTTTTGTAAGGCTTAGATGGATCAGATAAAGATATTTTTGTTGGTCCTGCTTTTGATCCATATAATCTAGCTGCTCTTTTCATTAGATTTGGCATTACTGAGGTACCACTTTTATTAATACCTTTACCATTTGCATAGCCATAAAATCTTTCGTTACCAGCTTTGTAGCCTTGACGGAAACTTAATTTGTCAAACGGGGCAACGGCCACGTAATCAACATTCTCTCTTGCTGCCCTTTGCATTAAATATTTTAATGCATGATCTCCGTATTGATCTGCTTCAACCATAGGGAAGTAATCTCTTGCACCACCCTTAGCAGTCATTTTTTGTATGGCTTGTGTTGTCTTAGCTAATTGATTTGATATGGCACTTGCAGCAGCTGTATCATTCTTTGTCATTGCATCCTCTAAAGAGGTTATAAGTTTTGATCTCTCATTGTTAAGTAATTTTATTTCAATATCTTTTTGGAAAGGATTAATTCTTTTTATACCATCAAGCTGTTCAAACTTTTGTAGACTTTTTGCAATACTCTGATTTACGTCAGATTGTATTTCATTAATCATAAATACTTTTTTACCATCAGGTGTAAATCTTGTGTCAAATCTTACGTGATAAATATTATTTGTTTTGTCACCAAGAATATCTGTAAAGTGACCCCCTTGGTTGTATGGTCTACTATTTGTTACAATTTCTTCTGGAAGTGTCATAATTGTTTCTCTGTAATTAGTACCACCTTGTAATGTGTAATTTGTTTCGCCACTGAATACTGTTTTTGTGTTTTTTAGTGGGGCTGCTGCAGCATTTAATTCACCTTCTAATTTATTTAAAATTAATTTTTGTGATTGATCAAAGTTAGGTCTAGCCTTCGCCATTTTTAAAGATCTGCTTAAATTTCTAAAAGCTCCTTGTCCCAACTCACCATTTTTGATTGCAAGTAGTTCAAACTGAGCATCACTTAGTTGTCTTACAATATCATCATCGTTTTTATATTTTACTTTTAGTGCTTGAAGTCTATCTCCAAGTATTTTTGCAGTGTTATCAAATTTTTCTCCAGCACCTGATGGTCTACCTAATTCAATTGGTTTTAATCTGTTCATAGGATTTAATTTAATCATTGCACCAAGTTCATTGGCATCTAATTTTATTCCAAACTTTTTAGCTGCTGCTAACAGACCGCCAGTCAAGTTTCCTTGTTGATCAAATATAGCAACATTAGTATCAAACAATTCTTCTTTTGAGATATTAACTTCCTTACCTACAAAGGGTCCTGAATCGTATTTAAATTTTTTCTCTGCTCTTTCTATTCTTGATGATGGTTTACCAAATACAGTAAAGTTTACTTTTCTTGTAGAAGTTAAATGATCTAACCACTCATCTGCAGTATACTGACCTCTACCTTTTCTCATAACCCAATCATATGTAGATGATCCAAAGCCTGGAGCTACGTCATCACCCATCTGTAGTGGTTTTGTTTTCTTAAGAACTATAGGTGGATTTTTAATTTCTTGTGTAGCTAACTCTTGACCTTGAGCTTGAGATGGCTTTGGTTGATAAGTTATTTGTTTTTGTTGTGTTCCGGTGGTCGGTGTTGCTGATTCTTTTTTTCCACCAAGAATCCTTCGGCCGATCCCTCGTAAAATATTCGTAAGGGACATTGTCCCTCCTAATACATTTTTGTAGGTTTGTTTTTACCTAGTTTGCATTTTACTTTTATAGACTTACCAGATTTGTAACCCATGGGCTTGTTCATCATTCCACCACCCATATAATTTCCAGCCATTATATTTTTTAATCTTACATCTGATGGTTTAAAAAAATCTTTGACTGCTCGATCTCCACGTTCGCCAGTTAGACCTATGCTTTTGTAATATGCTGCGTCTTTATTTGGTTTGTTATATTTACCAGCTTCTACATCTTTAACAAAAGCTTCTGGTCTTCTCATATTTGAACCTTGAGTAATTCTTTCTTTTTTCATTCCTCCAGCTTTAACACTTTCGTTTAAGGCATCAGTTTTAGCTTTCATAAATTTACCAAGTGTAACTGATGAGTCTTCTTTTCTACCTGTTCCTCCTAATGCTCCAAGTCCCGCTCTTTTTCCTACTGATCTTCTTGCTTGTTGAGGAAGTCTTCTTTTTCTTGGAGGAGGGGGTGCTTTAGGTCTTCCTGCTTTTGGTCCTGCTTTTGGTGTGTCTGGATCAGTAAGAGCAATTCTTCCATCTTTAATTGTCACTGTTTTTCCTACACTACTGCTGTATTTTATTTTTGGTTTAACACCCATTTTATCAGTTCCTGATACATATCCTGGAACCTTCATCATGCCACCACCCATTTTTTTCTTAGTTTTGTATGGAGCGATTGAACCTTTTATGTCACCTTTTAATTCTTTTTTCTTTTTCATTTTAGATTTTAAATATTGTTGTGCAGCTACTCCCGCAGCAACTACAGGTAAAAGTTTTTTACCAAGAGATGTTGCTTGAACACCTTTAAGAGCTCTTCTTGCTAAAGAAGATTCTTTTGATGGTTTTGGAAGTTTTGGTTTTACACCAATGATTGTGCTTGTTCCTCTTTGGCTTTTTGGTGTGCTACGATCAGATCCAGTTTCAAAAACTTTTTGAAATCCAGTAAAAGTTTTTCCTTTTGCAGATTTAGCAGTAGTACCTTGAGATGATTTAGGTTTATTTACTGCTGGAAATGCTCCAACGGTTTTCATATAAGCTTTTATTGTCTTGTCATCCAATCCACCTAGGGTAAGTCTTCTTTTCATAAAGTCACCTCTTTTAGCTTTTATAACTTTACCTGGTTTTACTTTCTCATCTTGTAAACCCATGCCTCTGTCTTTTGCTTTTTCTGCTCTAAGCACAGCGAAATCTTTTGCATCAATTTTATTTGTAGGAGGAGCTTTAGCTGCAATCTTTTTTTGACCACCTGATAGTCCACCTATTTTCAATCTTGTATCTCCTATTTCAGAATCTTTTAGTCCTGCTTTTTTCATACGCGCTCTAAATGCTGCGTTAAATCTTTCGTCTTTTTTAGGATTTTGATAATTTTTTTGTTTTTCTTTTTTAGCTTTTAAAAGAGGATGTTTATCTCCAAAATCAATCTCACCTGATTTCATCATTGGGCCAAAACCCATTTTTCTGTATTGAGCTTTTTTACCTTCTCTTGCTCTATCTTCTTTCATAGCCATAAAAAACTCCTAATAGTATTTATACTCTTTTTCTAATTTCATTGGTGGGTCGTCCCAATCGTCCGAGTACGTAGAAACAAATCCACCTTGTCGATATCTTAACACAGCTTGGGTCATAGAATCAACATAGTCATCGTATTGTCCATTAGGAAACGCTGCACATTCCTCAATCACTTCTTGAGCAAAATGTTCATCTAATGGCGCATACACCATA